CCGACACTATCGGCATATTGTCTTATAGTCATTTTTTCCATAGTTGCAATATTACAACTTTAAACCTTAATAAAAAAAATAAAAATTTATTTGGTTGGTAACTTTAAACTATATATTTTTACACCCATAAACAATAAAACAAACATTATGCAACTACAAAAAGCAACAGCAACGGAAATTATGTCAATCGGTAAAGCGTTTGCCGAATCGGGAATGTTCCCAGATACAAAAAGCGCAGCACAAGCAATAGTTAAAATACAGGCAGGTCAAGAAATTGGCATTCCACCATTTGCTGCAATGAGCGGAATACACATTATACAAGGTAAGCCAACAATCGGCGCGGGTGTAATTGCTGCTATTGTTAAAGGATCGGGCAAATACGACTACCGAGTAAAGGAATCAACCGAAAAGATTTGCTCTATTGACTTCTTTCAAGGCAAAGAATTGTTAGGCAATAGTACTTTTACTATGGAAGATGCTAAAAAAGCGGGTACAAAGAATTTAGATAAGTTCCCTAAAAATATGCTATTTGCAAGGGCAATAAGCAACGGTGTTAAATGGTACACGCCCGATGTATTTAGTGGTCCTGTATACGTTCCCGAAGAAATGCAAACCGTTACAGAGGATATTAGCCATGCGGTAGTTGAAGAAGTTACAACTATTGAACAAGCCAAAACAATGATTAACGCTATAACAAATGTCGAAGTTATTGCGGCGGTTTATAAATCATTGCCAAAGGAATTGCAAAAGGATAAATCTATTATTGCACATTGCGCGGCTAAGAAACAAGAATTACTTAACCTTAATAGTGAGGGCGCTGAATGATGGAACAAGTAACTATATTAGACATTGAACGCGATGGGTTAGAGCTTGGAAAAGGCTCACCCATCCCTACAAAACGATGGTTTAAACGCAATGATGACCAAAAGAAATGGTTAGCCGATAACGCTAACAACCAACGCCATCAAGAGTTAGAACGCGAATACCAAGAAAAGAAAAAACAAGATTTATACTACTAAACTAAATTAACATGACATTTCTTGAATGGTTAGACGATGAACACCACCGCGTGGCAACGGAATATAGAATTGAATTGTACAAAGAAATTCAGCATTGCAAACGGATATTCGGCAAAATTAGACCCGATGCAAAAGAAATGCTTGTAAAGGCATTGCGCGAAATTCCACACCCAGCAATGAATAAATACAAGGGCAACGATGCTACAATGCAACTTTATAAGTCCGCGCCAAAGGTTGATTTTTTAGCAATATTTAACGAAGCAGTAGATACTATTTAAACTTTAAACGTTGCGAGATCGTAACTCGTGATTAATTATGGCTACACTTATAAACGCCTACTTTACAAAGGCAAAACTGCAAGAAATGATTAACGCAGCCGATAAAGGCATAGCCGTTACCATTGCAGTAAATGATGAAGCAAACAATTACCAGCAAAACGTGGTAGTAAGTAAAGCGCAATCAAAAGAAGAACGCGAAGCAAAGACACCAAAAACCTACTACGGTAATGGTCAAGTAGTATGGACTGACGGCAAAGTAACACTTGCACCAAAAAAAGATGCAGCAACGCAACCAGCAGTAGAAAAACTACCTTGGGAATAATCCCATTAACCTTACCCCTACTTGTAATGAGTAGGGGTTAAATTACGACACATGACCGCAAAAGAATATTTAAAACATAAGTACGCATTAACTAACACGAGCTACATACGCCGCGATGGCAAAGGCTTTTATCTTGTTGATGGGGTAGAAATACCCGAAAAACAATTTAAAGCAATGCACATAATACCAACGGTATTAAACGGATGCAAAGAAAACCCTGATAAAACAAAAGCCTGGTTAATATGAATATACTATCATTATTTGACGGAATGTCTTGCGGACAACAAGCACTTGAAAGAGTAGGGATAAAAGTAGATAAATACTTTGCTTCTGAAATTGATAAACACGCTATAAAGGTAACAATGGCAAACTATCCTAATACTATTCAGTTAGGTAGTGTAGTTGATGTTAATGGATATGATTTACCTAAAATTGATTTGCTTATTGGTGGATCACCTTGTCAATCATTTAGTTTTGCAGGAAAACGCAAAGGGATGGCAACCAAATGCGATACTGAAATATTAACTTTAGAACATTATCTACAACTAAAATCAGAAGGATTTGAGTTTGAAGGACAATCTTATTTGTTTTGGGAATATATGAGATTGCTTAATGAATGTAAACCTAAATACTTTTTATTGGAAAATGTAGAAATGGGAGAAAAATGGGAAAAGGTACTAAGCAAAGCAATTGGCATAAATGGGATTCATATTAACTCTGCTTTGGTTTCTGCTCAAAATAGAAAACGTATTTATTGGACTAATATAGGACATGAACCAGGTGGACTATTTGGTGATTTGGTTTGTAAGATTGAGCAGCCAAAAGATAGGGGAATATTGTTAAAAGATATACTTGAAAGTGAAGTTGATGACAAGTATTATTTGAGTGAAAAAGCTATTAATTATATAAATAGAAATGAAAGAAACTTATCATTTCAAATGAATGAAAATGATAACAAAAGCGGATGTGTAGTTGCAAGATACCAAAGCGGCATTCCATACAATCAAATAGTAGTTCACAACACTATGCCACGCTCATCAACAACAAGTAAAGGCGGTACAGGACATTTAAGCCGTAATGATGGCAAAACGTATTGTTTAGATACTGGAAATACTAATGCAGTTGAGATAGTTGGATTGACTGAAGTAAGAACGCAAGAAGCAAAACAAATAAGAAAAGAAACAGGAACAAATCCAAAAAGAGCCAAAGAATTAGTTAAAAGAACAGATGGCAAAATAGGCGCTTTATTAACTTCACAAACGGCTGATAATTTAGTATTTAGTTGCGATATAAGAACCGATGAAGGACTTAGGCAAAGTAAATCAGAAAAAGCATTTGCTCTTAGAAGTCAAGCGGGTGGCGAACTGCAAGGCAAAGGCGTTTCTATAAACTCCCGCATCCGCCGCCTTACACCTTTAGAATGTGAAAGATTGCAAACTGTTGCAGATGGATATACCGCTCACGTTTCTGATTCCCAACGATACAAAATGTTAGGAAATGGTTGGACAGTTGATATTATTGCTCACATATTTAATTATATCAAATGAAAACAGCAACCTACGCAAGTTACACGCACATTGAAGTTTACCGCAATGGCGAACTAGAAAGGACTTTGGGAATTTACGATAAATCAAAGGTTGATAAAAATAGATTTATTAAAGCCATGTTTAATGAAGTAACCAAAGCGGCTTATGCAAATCCACATAATACTTATTACATACAATTAAGAAGATATGATGACTAAACAATGCTCACGCTGCAAGGTAGTGCAGCCAATAACAAACTATTACAAACACCCACATGGGAAACTTAAATTAAATCCGTATTGCAAACAATGTCAAAAGGCGGTAAGCAATAGGCATGATAGGCAATATCAAAAGCAAGTTGTATATTTTGAATGGGATGTAAAAAATGTAACTATATGAAAGATTGGAAAGAAAGATATTGCAATGCACATGAGGAAATGAGTAAAATAAAATATGCACAAGGATATGCCGATGGGCATTATTCCGCTCCTATTATACCCAAAGTAAAAACTGCCAATGGATTAACAACTTTTTGCGCTAATTATATCAAATGGACTAATGGGCATTTAGAGCGCACTAATAACATGGGAATTCCCGTAAAAAAGAAGATACCGAAATTCAATATATTTAGTGGCAAATTAGAACAATTGGATGGCGGCATTGAATGGCGCAAAGGCACTGGCTCAAAAGGAACAAGCGATTTGAAAGGGCATATAGTTACTCCAAATCATAAATATGGCTTACCTGTTTATATTGAAATCAAAATTAAGGATAAGCAAAGCGAAGATCAGAAAGAATATGAACGCAAGATAAATTCAACAGGCGGCTTATATGCAGTAGTGCATAACCCGCAAGAATTTTTTAGCTTTATTGATTATGTAATGGGTTTATAGTATATTTGTACAACGGTTCAGAAATAGTATTGCAGGTTATTTCTGAATTTATTGTTTAACAAACGCAAGTTAAACATAACCCCCTTCGCTGCAATCGTTGGGGGTTCTTTATTTTATGAAAAGAAAAGAATTTTTATGCACTCCGTTAGGAGAAAAGATTGAACATCAAATTAGGTATGCTTTAGGCCAAAGATTAAAAGGTTCTGAATTAAAACATACGAACCATTTAAGATTTAATATGAGTGGTGAAAGGGATTCTATTGAAGGATTCTATCACAATATTAGTGTTCTTAATTTATTTAACTTTCCAATAGCAATGAAGCCAAGTTATTTAGATTGGGGAATTTATTATGCTAATAATTTTGAATACTATTTAGTATTTCATAAAGGAGCTGGAACTATGTATAAGAAAGAAGATGCGGTAATTTGTTTTAGCGGGTTAGGTACTGTTGAAATTATTATTGAATTATGCTTGTATTTTAATAAGTACGATAATTTTATAAGATGATTATTTCAGCTTACCATCCATACACCAACAAAGAAGGCAAATGCACCGCTGGTTGTATTCCTTATGATTCTACATTAGAGCAAGAAATAGAAGATATAATAAATGGTAAACATTTAGATATAATAAATCAACTTCGCTCAATAACCGATCATGAGGAAAAGCGAACATTTAAAGCCGCAAAACTTCCATGTTTCACCGTTAGCAGCGTTTGTAAAGATTGGAGAAATACCAAAAACATTATACAACACACAGGATTGATTTGTATTGATATTGATGCACATAATAACCCGCATATTGAAGATTGGGGCAAATTAAGGGATGATTTGTTTATTAATGGTAAATCTATTGTTTCGGCTTTTATAAGCGCATCGGGTAAAGGTTTGGCGGTTATATTTAAGATATTACCAGCGCATCATTTACAAGTATTTAATACTATAATGCATGAATTTGCGGCAATAAATATAAGCATTGATATTCAATGCAAAGACTTTGTTAGAGTTAGGTTTTCAAGCTATGACCCAAATGCAAAAATTAGGGCATACGATGAAGCAGAATTGGCTTTGCCGAATGATAAATATGAAAACGAAGAACCAAAGATTAAATTTAAGCCATCTAAAAATGTAAACAGTATTAAAACCTTTAACCATGCTATTGATAACGCTAATCAATGGGGGGAATTTCAAGATGGATACAAGCATCATTATTTACTTAGAGTTGCGGCATATTGTAATTTAGTAGGAATGGATGAAAATACTTGCAAAGCGTTTGTTATAGATACATTTGCAACTAAAACACATATAACTCACTTAGATTTAATAAAACCGATAATGCTTGTTTACAGGTCTTATAAGGTTCAACACGCTACTAAACAACTTCCAGTGCCAGAATATAACTTTAAGGTGCTTAAATGGCTTTTAAAGTACATTAAAAAAGATTTATTGAAACAATATATTGATTCCTATGGTCAAGATACATACATTGGAACGGATGGAACATATAGCGTTGATAATAAATTATTGGCTTTTTTTATGCATATTGCCGCTCCTAATTATACATGGACTATCTTAGACACCCCAAAAAAATACACAATAGAACAAATAAAAGATATAATTAAACCTAATTGTTTATTAGATTCTTGCAATGGGCAAAGAGTTTGGATAGACAAAGATTTTTCATTTCCTTCAAATTGGTAAACATGATAATTAACTTAAAATTAGAAAACACAAACGAAACATTCCCGCTTGAGATATTTGAGCCTATTGTTGAGCAATCTTTTAAAGACCTTGCAAAAGAATATTCTTTGCCTGTAGATTATATTGCCGTTTCCGCTCTTTGGGCAGTTGCATCTCTTTCAGGTAATATGTTTACAACGCAATTAGGCGGAGAAATGAAGTCTATTCTTTATTGCATGATGGTTGGTCCTTCTTCAATAGGTAAGACAAAAGCCTATGACCTTGTTTTTGGCGATATAATAGAGCCTTTGGCGGATAGGTTATACAAAGAATATGCTACAAAAGAAAAAGATTGGGAAATAGCTAAAATGAAAGCAAAGGCAAATAGCACCGTATTTACCGACCCAAGACCTAATCGTATAATTAGGAGCGCATCGGGCGCTACATTAGAAGCAATTACAAAATATGCTTCAACAAATCATGCTGGGTTTGGGGTATATTTTGACGAAGGAAAGAAACTTTATCAAGGCGGTTCGTATGCTAAGGATAACAATTCCGTTGATTTTTGGAATAACGTTTGGAATGGTAAAACTATTGATGACCTTAGAAAAGACCCAACTTTAGAGAATAGAGTTACAAACCCAGCCATTAGCGTTCTTACAGGTATGCAATCAAAGCGGATTAATGAGATGTTCAACAAACAAGCGGTTGAATCGGGGCTTTTGAATAGGTTTTTATTTGTTTCATCCGATTATGTAGAACTAAACGACAAAAGGGATGCCTTTAGTGTTAAAAGTAGGGTTACCGTACATTGGGAATCTATTATTGAGCATTTATTCAATATAGGTGTATTTTATACGGAAGGTAATCCAAGATGGGTAAAATTTACCGATGAAGCAAAAATATTATTTAACGATACAAGAAATAGAATAACATCGGAAAGTAATATAATCATAAAGAATAGAAGGGAAGGCGATGTATCGGAGTTATTAATAGGGTATTTGGGTAAAATGTTTGCTTATTACAATAGACTTACATTGATTTGCTCTATTATAAGAAATCACAAATCTCCAATTATTGAGGTAATTGATGTTAAAAATTCAGAAAAAGTGTTTTATTATTTTAAAAGCCAAGCCATTAAATTGCTTACCGAAATAAATAATACTACCCAAACCGAATTAGAAGGGAAACAATTAGAGTTGTTTAATATGCTACCAGATAAATTTACCGCAAAAGATGCGGCTGATATTTGCGTACAATTGAAATGCTCTAATAAATATTTCTTAATAACATTTAGGCAAAAGTACAGGGGAAAGTATATTGTTAAGACGGATGAAAAATATTATAAAAAGGTTTAGGGTTATAAAGAAAGCGTTTTGGTAATAACCAAAGCGTTTTTTTATGTCTTTTTTGGTAATAAGCTATTACCATTTTATTACCTACTAAGTATTTAATAATCAATTAGTTATATTCAAGGTAATAAGGTAATAGTAAAAACCATAATAATAGAAGAATATATATATATACTTATACTTATTATAAGGATTTACCTATTACCTAATACCAAGTATTACTTTTGCAATATTCAAATAACAAATTTTAAGTAACTTTGCAACATGGGAGTACCTAGATATTACGAAACGGTTGAGGAATTGGATTTAGCTATCCAAAGTTACTTTGATGAATATGGGGATGATTTAACAATCCCTGGATTAGCCTATCATTTGGGGTTTGAATCACGCCAAAGCATATATGATTATAAAGAAAGGGAACTATTCTCTTACTCAATAAAAAGGGCGATACTAAAGATTGAATCGGTTTATGCTAAAAAGTTAGCGGGGCAAAATGTAACTGGAATTATCTTCGCATTAAAGAATATGGGTTGGAAGGATAAGACCGAAACCGAACACAGTGGATTAAGTCCAATACAAATCAATTTCATAGAACAAGAAGGGAATGAGCCTATCAAGTAAGGTAACACCTGTATTTAAGGAAAACCTAAACGCCTACAAAGAAGGGTGGCCGATAATATGCAACGAAGGCGGAAGTAGAAGCAGCAAATCGTATTCGGTTATGCAATTGCTTGTTTACATTGCAACCCGCGAACCAATGAAGCGCATAAGTTGCGTATCGCATAGCTTACCACATATTAAACGCGGTGTATATAGAGATTTTAAACTAATCATGAATGAGTTAAAACTTTGGGATGATAACCAATTTAGCTATTCCGATTTTATATACACATTCAAGAACGGATCGTACATTGAACTATTTGGGTTGGAAGATGAAGGCAAAGCGCGTGGCCCTGGTAGGGATATATTATTCATTAACGAGGCAAACCTACTAAGCAAACCATTGTTTGACCAATTAGCAATGAGAACCACAGGACAGATATTCCTTGATTGGAATCCAGCCGACTTTGTTAGTTGGGTTTATTCCGTTGCAGATAACCATAAGAACAAGCGCATACATTCTACCTACCTAAACAACAAAGCCAATTTAACGGATAGCCAAATAAACGCAATAGAGGCGTTTAAAGAGCTTCCCGATGACTTTATGTGGAAAGTGTACGGATTGGGGCAAAGAGGCGCGGCAAAGGAGCTTATTTACACAAAATGGGCGGTTAGTGAATTACCAAACAAAGGCGAAGTATTTTACGGTCTTGACTTTGGGTACAATCACCCAGCCGCATTGGTTAAGGTAGAGTATTACGAAGGCGCTCACTATGTTCAAGAATTAATTTATCAATCCAATCTTACCCTTACCGAACTTATACGCAAGATGCAAACGCTTGATATTGGAAGGGGAATGATATTTGCCGATGCAGCCGAACCGAAAAGCATTGAGGAAATATATCGCAGCGGGTTTAACATACACGCCGCCAATAAGGATGTTTGGGCTGGTATTGTTAAGGTTAAAAGTTTTCCGTTATATTTGACCGATAGCAGTACTAACTTAAAGCGTGAAATACAATCCTACAAATGGAAAAAAGATAAAGAGGATAACATTATCGAAGAACCTGTAAAGGCTAACGATGACGGAATGGATGCAACACGCTACGCGATATACAACTATCATGACAAACCTAAATTTACATTTATACCCCGCGAAACATGGTAATACTTTACAAACTAACAACACGCAACCGCCCCGCAAAGATGCTACTTGCTTATGATAGCGTTGTAGCTAATTCGGCAATGGATGAATATAAATTTGTTGTATCGTTAGATTATGACGATGCCCTAACGCTTGAAAGTGAGGAACTAAAAGCAATTAAATTAGATAAGAATGTTACCGTTTGCATAGGTGATAGTAAAAGCAAAGTTGAAGCCATCAACCGAGATATACCAAAAGACGGATGGGATATATTGGTTAATTTATCGGATGATCAAGAATTTACGCAATATGGATTTGATGAAGTTATACGCGAATATTGCGGCTTAGACCAATTCTTGCATTTGCCCGATGGTCATGTAAACGAATTACTGCCAACTATGTCAATCATGGGGCGCGAATATTACAACCGCTTTAAATACATTTACCATCCCGATTATACTTCACTTTGGTGCGATAATGAAGCTATGGATGTAGCAATTGAATTAAATAGGTACGTTTATTTAAACCAACATTTATTTGAACATAAGCACCCAGCTTGGGGATTTGGGCAAACGGATGCTTTGGGTAGACGTAATGATATTTATTACCGACAAGATGAAAGAACATACATAAAAAGAAAAAATTTAGGTTTTCCTAAAATAAGTATATTTGGTTAATATGATACTCTCAATACTAATACCATCATTACAAAGTAGAGCGGGCAGCCTTCGCACATTGTTAAAGTTAATTGGTACACATGAAGGCGTTGAAGTTCTTACACATATTGACGATGGGAGAATAAGCACAGGCAATAAGCGCAATCAATTAATTGAAAAGGCGCAAGGTAAGTATGTGGTCCATATTGATGATGATGATTACATAACGCCAAAATACATTCCTTCAATACTTAAAGCGGCGCAAGAAAACCCCGATGTAATTTGCTTTAAGGGTTGGATGACCGTTGATGGCGCAAATAGAAAAGACTTTCATTTTAGCATCAATTACCCATACGCACAAGTAGAGCATAAGGGTAAGCAGATTTATCTTCGCTATCCAAACCATCTTTGCCCCATAAAAAGGGAGATAGCAAATAAGGTATTGTTTCCAAATAGAACTATCGGAGAGGATTACGATTGGGCTACTAAAATACACAATCAAAAGTTGCTTAAAACGCAAGTGTTAATTGACGAATTTATTTACCATTATCGTTATAATTCATTTAAATAGTATATATTTGTAATAAATATAAATATATGAATAATGAATTTGTTGATTTAATTGGGTTTGAAAGTGTATATGAAATAAATAAACATGGGCATATAAGGTCTAAGAATAATATAAATAAATTTAGAAAGCCTCAAATTGTAACTGGATATATGCAAGTTGTTTTATTTAATAAAGAAATAAAGAAAGCAAGATATATTCATAACTTAGTTTGGGAATCGTTTAATGGTAAAATCAAAAATGGTTTAGAGGTAGATCATATTGATGAAAATAAATTAAACAATGATATTTCTAATTTAAGATTAGTAACACACCGACAAAACAGATTAAATTGGGTTACAAAAAGAAATAAATATACTGGAACGCAAAAAGCAAATAATAAATTTATGGCTAAATATAGATTAAATGGTAAACAAATATATTTAGGCGTTTTTAATACCCAACAAGAAGCACATGAACAATATTTAAAAGCTATAAACAACTCATTCAAATGAACTACTCCCAAAACAATGAAGATACCGTTATTACAAACTATTTTAAAGGTAGAACAGGCGTATTGTTAGACATTGGCGCGAATGATGGTTATACATTCAGCAACTCGTTAGCGTTAATAGATGCGGGATGGGCAGCCGTATTGGTAGAGCCTTCGCCAACGGCATTTAAAAAGTTAAAAGAATTACACGCTAATAATGCCAATGTAAAGCTGCATAATGTAGCTATAAGCACAAGTAAAGGAACGGCAACCTATTATGATATGGGTAACCATGTAGACGAAACGGATAGCAGTTTACTAAGCACATTGGTACAAGATGAATTAAAACGTTGGGATGGGATAGAATTTAAAACTAAAAAGGTTAAAACCGTTCCTTATAGTGAAATTGAGAATGTTTACGATTTTATTACAATCGATGCCGAAGGGCTTGACTACGATATACTCAAACAAATCAATTTAGAACATACGCAAATGATTTGCCTTGAATGGAATAGCAATAAAGCCACATTGGACTTATTTAGGTCTTATGTACCCATTGAAATGAAAGAGATTTTAAGGAACGCCGAGAATGTTATTTATGCAAGATGAAATACAAAGAATGGTTGAAGAAGCCGTACCAATGCCGCGTTCTTGCGTCTTTGAAAGAAACCGAGCAGATTACCGCCGTAAGTGTTTGACCGAAAGTATAAATAATTTAATTAACTTTGTTCAAAATTCACCCAATGAAAATATTAGGGCTAGAGATAAAGGCGATACAGAAAGTTCCATTACCTAAAGGAACGATAAGCCAAATACCACCTTCTGCAACAGGAACGATGTATAACAATCCAGGTACGGTTACATGGATGGCAGGTAATGCATTAGGTCAAGTTAGGGATGGCTATTCGGGAAACGACATCGTTTATTCAATTATTCGTTTAATAGTTGATAAAGTAAAACTAGCGCCTTGGGCTGAATATAAAATAGTTGATGAAAAGGAGTTTAAAAAGTACGCGGCTATAATGAAGCGCCCCGACCTTGTAAAAGATTGGAATAAAGTAGAAAAGATTAGGACAAAGGCATTGCAACAAGTAAAGGTGGGTAGTAAATTAACCGACCTTTTAATAAAGCCAAATGAAGATGATTCATGGGCTGATTTAGTTGAGGCTTATGCATCATTCAAACTAATTACAGGCAATGCTTATGTTTACTCAAAAGCTATCCCAATGGGTAGGAATATGGGTAAGCCGTTGGAGTTGTATGTTTTGCCATCACAATACATGAGCATTATTGCCGATTTATCAAAGTTCCCAATAACGCCAACGGGTTATCAGTTGTATATGCAGTTTACGGAACTATTTAACAAACAAGAAATTTTACACGATAAATACTTCAATCCTAACTGGAATATTGTAGGGAATCAATTGTATGGTTTTAGCCCATTACAAGCGGCAGCGAGAGTATTAACAAGAAGCAACGAAGGAAAAAAAGCGGCTGTTGCCAATTACCAAAACGGCGGACCAAAGGGTATATTATTCGTAAGTGATGATAAGCACGATCCACAATTTACCGTTCAAGAAGCAATGGACTTGAAAAAGTCTTTGGCACGAAATCAAGGCGCTGAAAATGTTAATCAAGTAGAAACAAGCGGCTATAAAGTGGATTATGTACCATTAGGGTTAAGTCCTGTTGATTTGGATTTATTAAACGCCGAAAACTTAGACCTTAGAGCATTGTGTAACATTTACCAAGTGCCTTCGCAATTACTCAATGACCCGAGCAATAAAACGTACAACAATACAAGCGAAGGCGAAAAGGCTTTAACCGTTAGATGCGCCTTACCAATGCTTAGTTCAATACGCGACCAATTTAACCGCAAATTTGCTACCGATTGGGGCAAAATGGATACCATCATTGATTTTGATTTGAGCGTTTATTCTGAATTAGAAGAAGATAAGAAAATGCAGGTTGATTGGTTGGAAAAATCTTATTTGCCGCTTCGCAGAAGATTAGAGATAATGGGAGAAAGCACAGACGGTTACACAGATGAGCAACTAAATACAATCTTTGTACCTAGTGGAGTTACAACCATTGATGAAGCAATGAATCAAGCACCGATAACAATTCCGCAAGGATTGAATGACTATGCGCAGTAACCAAAAACGATTCTTAAGTTTCCTTAAAACGATACAAGACAAATATCGTAAAGCGGTGCGCGATGCCATCGAAGGGCAAATAAATTACTACATTGCAACCAATAGCTTAGATTTACCAAAGCGGGAACTTACAAAAGTTTTATTAGGATTGCATTTTGATTGCGCTTACCCTATGGCGGTGCAAGAACGTACAAACATAAAAAGAGCAATTAACCGCAAAGCCGATGAACCGTTTAACCGCCTTGAATGGATGGTCAATGAATATTTTAGGCGCGAACTATTAACTAACGCGGTTACACCAATAACAAATACAACACGCAAACAAATTGAATTAGTAATGATTCAAGCGGCAAAAGAAGGATGGGGCGTTGATGAAACCGTTAGAGCTTTGCGCAATAGTGATATTACAAAGAATAGGGCTGAATTAATAGTAAGGACCGAAAGTACAAAAGCCGCCAACGCTGGTAAAATGTTAGGCGCGGCTGATATGGGCGTGGCAGTAGAAAAGCAATGGGTAAGTGCAACCGATAATAGAACAAGACGGATTCCGCGCGACCAATACGACCATTTACACATGAACGGCAAACGAGTTCCTTATGATAGTGGATTTGTAGTTCCTTCAACAAGGTCAATTGATTTGATGATGTATCCAGGCGATCCGCAAGGTTCGGCGGGTAATGTTTGCAATTGCCGTTGTACCGTTGTATTCGTTCCGATTCGCGATGCCGTTGGTCAAGTAGTTCCGTTGCGTTCAACCTTACAAGGTGGCGGGGTAGGCAATGTATTTGTACAAATTGCAAACGCTGCAATGAGTTTTGTAATCACAAGAGATTTGATAGAAAATTTAATTGGTGAAATATTCCAAGAAT